TTATGCTGGTTCTTTAGGCCATATGATATGGGGGGCATTAGAAAAGTCCACTTTTGTTAGTGCATAACGATACTTCTGCCATTCTTCTAAAATCAATTTATCTGCTTCATCAATATATCCGCCTTCAAGTGCATCTTTCATCGGCGCGATGAAAGATGATGCTTTTGTAATTAACTCTGTTTTGATGTTATCAGCTTCAAAAATATCAGCTGTACGTTTTCTTTTTACATCTGTAACCCACTCTGTACCATTCCAACTATCATAAGGTGTCCCAGGAACAGCAGTGGTAAAATCGCTATGGATTGGCCCGATATAGTCAACTACTGCTTGCTGCCCATTTGAAATTGCAAATACTCGAGTACCTCGATGATCCTCTGCCTGTTTCCATTCATCATTCTGGAAAACTGCAATCAATCCCCCGCATTGATCATATCCGGGATCTACTGTTGTCGAATTGCCTGGAAGACTCACTCCGACTGGAATAAATTCATCTGACCAACCGACGTATTCCCTTGTTATATTATGGAAGTAAAAAACTTTGACGTACCCTGCAACATTAGCATGGCCTGTGTCATCAAAAATTATTGTCATTATTTAGCCCTTACTAAAAAGTTGAATGCAATATTACGTGGTCTATTCTCAGTTGCTGTTGGCACCTGCATTGAAGCATCAAATTTAACGATTTTGACAGGTTCGGATCCTGTAGTGACATTACCAGTTACACCCGGCATATTTTCTGCTAACAACACTCCATCGGTATTCAAATTATTAGTCTTAAACTGAATATTTGAAACTGAACCCGTTAGGTTTCGGATAGCATCACTCTGTATTGAAAGTAAAATTCGTCTTATATCAGCCCCTCTGCCTGCATCCCATATTCGCGGGAATTCGCCACGGGCTTCCGTAAGAGTAAGACTCGGGATCACTAACGCGAGTTTTGGATATTGCGATGCCGTAAATGTCGCACCATTCCACCGTAAAAAAACCTGCCCAGACATTTCAGTAAAAAGGTCTGCTGGTGTCTGTGCCGAAGGCCAAAAAAACGGCATTCCTATTGGAAATAGACCTGAACTCAAACTAAGGTTAGCTAGTGCAGCAGCCACCGCAGCAAGGCCAGCGTCTTTAATTTCAGAAAGATTATTTGCTTTCTTGAGAAAATCCCTGCCCGCACCACTAACAATGGCGTTAATCGCGGTTAATAACTGCGCACGGTCGCTCTTCTTCAAATCCGTGCCTGTACTTTCAATGGCGTTAGCAATCTCTTCCTGCACGGCATCAAAGTAATCATCATCCAATGCCGTGGCCGGTACGCCAGTTTGTGGGTTACCACGGGTAAAGCCGTTCTTACCCGCGCCAAATTTATCAACCTGGGCGGTTGGGGTATCAATACGATGCATAAAAGGTTACTCCGGGTATAAGAAAGTCACATAGGTATGCGAAGGACAAAGTTTGTTAATGACGCATTCGGCGGTGGTATCGCCCCACGTTCTCAGGCTGTCGGTGCAGACAGAAGTACAGGTCATGTCGGTTATCTGGGTGGTATTCGGCATGTTGACCTGCCACCAGTAGCGCCACTCTTCTGCATAAAGCGAGTCAATACAGGTCGAGGTACAGCGAAAAACATCACTTTCAAACTGGGTAATAGTGGCATTCGGGTAGCCCAACGCCGCCAGTTGTGCCAGATAAAACGCCTTATTAATCCCGCCTGTAATGTTAATTTTTGCATCCAGCCGCTGTTGCCGCTGGACCAAGGTCTGCACCCCGGGCGGCGCGCATGAATCCGGCAGACCGGTTAATTGTTCATAGCGGTCAATCAATTCGGTGGTGGTGCGCGGATCAACTTCTACCATCAAACCATCCCCACGCCGATGGGCGCGGGAGTAAGACGGTGCAAGCCCCAGCAGTAGGGGATCATCCCCCTCCCACGCCGGGCCACGCGGCAGCAGGTTTGTTAATAACTGGCTATAGCTGTCGATTAAGTCCACGTTAGATCTCCCACAATGGGCAGCTCAGTCGCGGCCAGCGGTATATCATCGGTCGGGCTGACCAGAACGTGTTTATATTCGCCAGTCGCAATACTGATAGCCTCGCTGATACGCGAGTGATCCAGTGTTCCACCCGGCACCCCATCACGCAGAAACAAGGCGCGCAACTCAGCAATGACCGCATAGCGCACTTCTGGTGTATCTGGCGTGAGGCGAATATGGAACGGCACCACTTTTGCCACTGGCGCGAGGATATAGAGACTGGCCCCTGCCACCGGAGCCAACGGTAAAATGTGCTCGCGCGTTGCGGTGACCACGGCGTTATCTGGAATGGGGTTTTCAAGATTACTGTTAGCCACCATCACGCCGACCGTTCCGGCCCCCATCCAGTGGCGATAAGTCCAGGCGCGAGTGACGCCAGGCACCTCTTTAGCCCAGATAATGTAATCACCATCAGCGCCCCCCTGTGGGGTGTAATACCAGCGCTCAATGATCCGCGCCCGCCACTCGTCCACTGATTCCACATCAGTACCTCCCTCGATGCTGTCAGCGGCGGCAGATGATGGCAGGCCGTTAATCGGTTGAGTCAGTACCATACCAATACCATCATCGGTATTCCCCAAAGTGCCAGCCACCGAGCAAATCACCGGTACCCGCAGAACGCCTGCAACAGCAGTTACCGCTGCCGTGGTGGTGTACTCCTGCAAATCATCACGTTGAATCACTCTGCCGGCAGGCACTTCAATACCGTTGGTGACCCCCTCCCAGCGCACAAAACCGGTCGCCGTTGCGGGTTCCTTGCGGGGGCAGCGTTTCATATTGCCGTGACGCGCTAACCAATCCTCATCGCACTGATCCGGTAACAGGTTGCGGGCCAGATAATCGATATAGCCATAAGGTTTATCTGTGTCAGCATGGCTTGATAGCTACTGGAAAATTCAGGAAGAGCGCCAGCGCCTGGGTGAATTGAAATTATCGACAGTAAATCAGAAAAAGACGCCCGTTAAGGTTATGCGATCCATTATCGGTAATAAGCTATTGCCAGAAATAACAGTGAGGGATATAGCGGATATTCTTGGTCCATATAAAGACCGGGGGCAGCTCGTTATGGCTCAGGTGGTTCGTCGAGTAATCATTGATGTATTTAAAGAAGCGCAACATGCTGGTGAAGTCCCTCCGGGCTATAATCCCGCACTGGCCACTAAGCAACCAAAATCAAAAGTACAGCGGCAGCGACTTAGCCTGGAAGAGTGGCAGGCTATATATAAAGAAGCCGGCACAATGCAACCATACTTACAAAAGGCAATGCTTCTTGCGGTCGTTACTGGTCAACGGCTTGGTGATATTGCAGGCATGAAATTTTCTGATGTTTGGGATGACTATCTTCATGTAGTTCAGGGTAAAACAGGGGCGAGACTGGCAATTCCTTTATCGCTTCGCTGCAATTCACTGAATGTCACCTTAAGAGAAGTTATTTCGCAGTGTCGAGATCGGATAGTAAGCCCTTACTTATTGCACCACCACCATGCAGTGGCCACAGCTAAGCGCGGCGGAAATATACGAGATCAAACAATAACAATGAATTTCACTGCGGCGCGTGAAGCCAGCGGGATCAAATGGAAAGATGGTACTCCACCAACATTTCATGAGCAGCGGTCACTTTCCGAACGATTATATCGCGAACAAGGCATCGATACGAAATCACTACTCGGCCATAAAAACCAAGCAATGACCGATAAATATAATGATGACCGTGGCAAAGAATGGATCACCATTGCTGTTTAA